GTCCGCTTTAAAAGATTTGCCTGGAACAGTTTTAGTTTTAAATGCTCCAGTGAATGATAAAACCAATAATGAGTTAAGTAAAGAACCAAAAGCATTCTGAATCTTTCCTACGGTTTCATTTTGTTCTGCAAAGGTGTTTGTGGTTGCACTCATTACTAATTGCAGAGCAATTAACTTTGTACTTAAACCATCGAACGAACTTGCCATGTTTTCTGCACTCGCTGAAGCCTTATCTAAAGATGCGTTACCTCCTTTTGAGCCAAGCCTGGATACTACTGCAAAGTTTGGAATTGCTCCAGTTGGTTCATCTCTTGTATTAGTTACAGCGAGACCCATTGGATTTCCCGCATTGCGAAGTTTTGCGTTTTGATTAATTCTTATTTGATTTATTGGCAAACCAGCTGCTTGCTCTCTTGCAATAGCATCCTGCAAACCACCACCTGCAAAATTAGGTATGTAACCTCCAGCGGCTTTTCTTCTAGGACCGCTAGTGTTTCTTATTTTGTTGTCAATACTTTTAAGATTATCTATATTTAAAGCATTTTTAACATCAACGGCCATTAAACCAGATAAATTTCCACTTATTTTTTCTATAATTCCACCAGATTTTCCTCTAGATATTAAAGATTGAATAGCTGTTGGAGTTGGTAAATCAAAAATTGCATTTGATTTTTGAGGTATTCCTAAAGCGCCCTGAAACGCTGCTTCAAATACTGTTCCAAATGCGCTCTCTACGGATCCTGGATTTAAACTTCTATCCGCCGCTCGTTTAAATTTATTATCTTGAATTATATCTGGTCTAAAACCTAAAGTCTGTGCAAATTTTACTGCACTATTTACCATACTTTCTCTTAAATCTGAGTATAGTTTATTTGGCGGTTGAGTGTCTATAGGAATAGCTTTTATTATATTTTTTCCAGGAGTAAGTAAATTAGTAGATGGAGTTCCTCCCACAACATCTGAATACATTATCCCAAATTTTGATCTTCCTTTAGCATCTTTTGATCTTCTCAGTTGCGCTCTCTGCGCTGCGGTTTTTGAAATATTCCTTTGATCTAGGGGAGAAAGAGAATCAAATTGTTCTCTATATGTTCCACCTTTATATGCGTTGTCAAAATTTGTTGATCTTGCGGCTCCCAGCTCTCTGCTTCTTGGAGATAAGCCCTTACTACGCATAAAATCAACAAAAGCTGCAGGAGTAGCAAAATTAGGTATAAATCCACCAGACGCATTTAACTTTTTAGCTCCACTTGGAAGGCCCATTGTTCTTACCATATCTTTATTAAATATAGCATCTCCACCACCAGCATAATTGGGAACAAAATACTCACTAGTATTAGCAACCATTGTCCCACGCTTACCGCCGCCAAAAGCAAAGTTTGGAATCGAGACTACTTTAGAGCTTGCGGGCGCTCCACCAACGCCTCTGGAAACATCACGCGCTTCAGCAGCAACATAACCGCCAGCGCCTCTACCAGTTTTTCCTACACCGCTTTCACCACCCCTAAAGCCTCCTTTAAAAAGACCAGGAGTTACCGTCGCAGCTGCTTTTTGCACTCTAGCTAAAGCCGCAGCTTGTTGATTATATATTCTTAAAAGTAATTGTTCTTGAGCAACTTTATTTCCTTCAAGCGCTAAAATTTCTCTTTGAATATTTTCATTTTGAAGGAGCGTTTGTAAAACTGATTGCTGTAAAGCATTTTGTTGTTGTGCCGCTTTGTTTATGCCTAAAATTTGCTTAAGAGATGTCGAGCCAAACTTTGCCAAATCAACAAAAAGCTTAACAAATATAGCAGAAATTAAAGCAAGTCCAGGCCCAGTTAAAACGCTGCCAATTCCCTTAATAAGCCCTTGCGCAAATTTAGCTCCTGGACCCTCTCCTTGTAATAGATCAGTAATTCCGTTAACTACAGAAGAAAGCGCTTTTAGAATATCTCCCGCCGCTTCACTAAAACCCAAATCACCCAGAACAGAAGCAAGTTTTTGACTACCAACAGTAAGATTATTAATTAAAGCCTCTAAAGTTTGATTTAATTTGTTATTTTTTTCATCTAGTGCTCCAGCTGCTCCTGCTGATACTTGTAAAGATTTTGCAAACTGACTTTGTCCAGAATTTAAATCTTCAATTAAACTAATTAAAATATCACGCTGACGAACACCTGCAACCTTTTGTATAATATCTCCAGCCTCTATACTTTTTAATCCAAGTTTGTCAACCTCTGTCGCTAATTCTTGAAAAAGAGGAATAGCTCCTCTTACATTTCCTTGCGCATCTAAAACACTAATACCAAGACTTTCAAGAGCTTGTAAAGTATCTGTTCTACCAAGTCTTGCAAAAATAGTTTTAAAAGCATTACCAATAACAGCTCCACCTCGTTGCGTTCTTTCTTGAACTGTTGTTACAACGCCTAGAAGCTCATCAAAAGACACGCCAGCTACACGAGCAGAAGCAGACGCCCGCTCAAGACCATTAATTAAATCTTCTGTAGAGACGGCGAACTTTGTATCAACTTCTGCTAGTTTATCTGCAATTTGCGCTACGGTTAAGCCAGCGCCCTCGAAACCCTTGATCGCTGCAGTTAAACCGCCTACCGCTTTTTCCGCATCGATACCCGATACACGCACAAGCTTAAGAGCGGTTTCAACTCTTGATAAAGACTGTTCAACACTTAAACCTTGACGAGCTAATTCTAATGCACCCTCCGCAACTTGATCAAAGGACGTTCCAGTTTGTTGTGCAACTTTAAAAATACCATTTCCAAACTGTTCTAACTCTTTTTGAGTTCCGCCAAGGATAGTATTAATTTTTGCAAAAGAAGCCTCTACCTTAATAGTATTAGATACTAGCGCACCAAAAGCTTCAGAAAGTTTATTAATAACAGCAACAGATGCACCGAAAGCCAAAACACGAGCATTAGAAGCTTCAAGAGATTTTTGAAATTCATTAGCTTGACCAGTAATTTTTCCAAGCGGCCTAGATAATTTATTGATTGACTCTGCTCCCCTGCCAAAATTGACACCCTTAGCTTGAGATTGAATTCTAGCTAATGCCGCTTCAACTTTCCTTGCGTCAACTGGTGTAAATGTTACTGGTACTTTTGCCGATGCCATATAATAGTATTACACCTAAAGTCCGTGCAATTCCATCATTTGTTTCATATCTAATTTTCCACCTTTCTTTTTAATTTCATCAGATAATCTTATGGCTTCTTCGTCAGATTCTTTAATTGATTCTATATCTTGTTTGTTTGCGCCAAAATATGTTGTACCCCCAGATCCTTCTGATGCTTTTGTTTTTCTTTGGTTGTTATTATTTTTTTGAGCTTCATAAAACTCTAATAATAACTCTGGATCTTTTGACACATACTCTGGGATTTCTTTTTGAGAATTTTTAAAAATATTTAAAAAAGTTCTAGAGTAAGATAATGTTTTTAATTGAAAAGCGGTCAAACTTTTTAACGGAACTCCAAACATACCCAAAACATCTTCCGAATAAGGCAAGTAAGGCGCGAAAAAAGGAGACAAAACAGATCTTGATATATTGTCATCAGAAAATTTTTTAAAGAAAGCTCCTTCTAGCTGTGAAATTTCTCTGATTTTATTCAGTTCGTCATAACCAATATCGTCATAAATACCAATTTTTAAATCTTTATCAGCAAATAAAAGACTCTCAAAAAATTCTTTATTAACTTTTTTGTCTACATACTTTTCTGCAGTAAGACCAATTAACTTTTCTCTTTCAAAAGAAAGTTTGTTTAGTTTTTCTTGTTCTAATTGTATTAGTTTTTTGTGGTTTTCTCTTTGAGAGGGCAGCTTTATCTTAGTTAAAGATTTTTGCATGTTTTCTATGAATTTTTTCTTGTCTTGAATTTCTGATTCAGAATCCATGTCCCACATTTCGTCTTTAATCAACAAATCTAATGACTCTTTTTCCGTCATTAGCCCTTTGCCTTGAGCCTCTTTAATGTAAGTATTTTTTTTAGATAAAATCTTTCTTGTATCTAATTGGTGAAAATGCTTAATATAAATGGGGCCAAAGCTTGAATCCAAGACAGTGACCCCATCGAATACCTCAACAATGATATCGGCTAGTTTATCATTATCCACTTTTTTGCTTTTCTATAAATTCTTTAATTTGATTTTCAGTAGCATTATTATTATAGAACCAATAAGACACTATTAACATAAAATTAGAAAGGGCTTCTTTTTCAACCTCATCTCCGCTCTCATCTTTTTCATATAAGTTTTCAAGTTGGTCTTCATAAATAATTCCGTCGAAAAATTCTTTTTCTTCTTTCTCTTCAATTTTTTTTGCGAGTTGGATTGTATACCAAAGTAGCATTGATCTTTCCGCACGAGCGTCTGCGGTATGTTCGTAAACTCCCTGCATTGACATTTCAATATCAACAAGTTCTTTACGAAGAACCAAAAGCTCTTGTTCTAGTTCTTCGATTTCTTTTTCATTTTCTTTTTTGTTTGTGGCCGAAAGAAGTTGGATTTTGTTTGCTAACTCATTACTTTTTTGAAGTTTTCTGAGCATATCTTTTACCTCTTCTTCTGACAGCGCTCCTCCAGTGTCTGCATACTTCTTCACCATCATATCTTTGGTTACAATACCCTTTTTGATATTTTTACTAAGTTCGATAGCGTATTGAGCTTCCGCTTCGTCGATGATTCTGCGAGTAGGTTTCTTAATGACAAATTCAAAAGGAGTTTTAACAGTCTTGTTTTGCAGGATTGTTTCTGTTTCTCCAGTCTCTTTGTTTTTGCGTTCTACCTCTACCTTTTTCTTTTCTGCCTTATTGAGGGTAAATTTGTAAATATTTCCTTGTGCCATAATTAATTTTTAAATTTAAATTCTACAATTAGATTTTCAACTTCACTATTATAATCTCTAAGTACAGAATTTCCAACATCTAGTGTTTTTTTTCTATATTTTGCAAAGTGATCATCATCAAAATAATCAGCCATGTTTACTAAATCGTGATACTTTTCTGGCAGGCTTTCATACAACTTAGAGAAGTTAATTTCGTGATGAGATTGTAAATCTTCCAAAATGTTCAAAAACGATTTGAACATGAAACGGATATAATAATCCGACCTGTCATTTAAAAAATCTTGTGCCTTCATACCTTGTGCCTAGCATATATTACACAAAAAAGTGTAAAAATAGATATGGCAACTTCATACATATCAGCAAACCTAAAAACCCAACTTCAAGGAATCATAGACAATGTACACGAAACTTTTGCTAGAACAATAACTGTTTACGAAGAAGGTGAAAGGGTTTTAATTGCTGCAAGTTCCACATACAATAATGTCTACGGAAAAACAAATACAGGTGGAAAATCAGTTTCCAGAACTTCTGTTTCACATAGTATTAAAGCAAGAATACAATACATCAACGCAAAAGACGAAAGCTTATCAGATGGCCAAATTGATTCGCAACCAGACATTGATCTTATAAATGGTTCAGTTAAGATCACTGTAGATGAAAGCGGCTTTGCAATTTTGAAAGAAGCAAAAAGATGTGAATTCGAGGGTCGCAAATATGAAATTGTTAGCAAGGGTAGTGCAACAGGTATTCTTGGGCCACAATACTATCATTTCTTTTTGAAGCCATTAGATGAGTAATTACCAATACTACACAGAAATACAAACAACGCTAGAAAATCAAATACCTGGAATCGCTAGAAATCAGGTACAAAAACTTTTTCGTGCCGCATTTCAAAAGAAGAAAAATAGAATGATATCTGAGTTTCTTAACCATCCCGTGACAAAAGAAATAGACATGGGAATTAATGCCAAAAACATCAGTGGGACACTTGGAGGCGGTAGCGGTAATCTTTTTTCTTTTATTGGCTTTGATGCTGGATACGACCCAATTGAACCAATTGAAGAAGTTCTTCTCCGAGCTGATTTTAAGTTAGTTAAGGTTACAAGAAGAACAATAGAATTCTCTATTTTTATTCCAGAACCTAGAGATATTTTTGCAGTTACACCCATGCCTTGGGCATCTGGCCGAAGTTGGGCAAAAGGTATTGAAACTGGAATATCTGGACTTGGCTATTACCTGTTAAAATCAACAGATGCCAGCAGGTCTGGTTTGGGTGTTCAATCTCCACGAAAAATTAGAAAAAAATCAAGATTCAAGAATACTCAATACATTACAGCCTTTATAAAGAAGTACGAAAAAGAATTTTCTAACCTCGCACTATAAGTGTAAAATATATTTATGGTTCCACAACACCAACATAAAGTAATGACTAGCTTCCTTTTGTGGTTTGACAATCACCTGTTGACAAAAGGAGAAGCTTTTTCAAACAAGACGGGTGCTTTTTACTACTTTGATGATTCAAGATTGCCAAGCTCTTTTAAAGCATATTCGAGCCCTTATAAACAATGGGTCAACGATTCTTCTATTTCTGGTGCAAATATACCATCTTCTTTTATGGGTAGCGGGAGAGCTGACAATATTATCTTTGATTTTGAAAACGGAAGAATTGTAGAAACAGGTGGTGCATTTGCAAATGACGAAACACTAACTGGCACTTTTGCTGTAAAAGATTTTAATATTTATCTTACAAACGAGACTGAAGAAGATTTAATTTTAGAAAGTAAATTTGTAAAAAATAGCAGGTATGGCGATTCAGAAAGTGGAATCAAGCCATACGATCAAGCTGTCCCAGCTATTTTCATAAATAGCGAAAATGTTACAAATGTTCCCCTTGCTTTTGGAGGTGAGGACGAAACAAAAATTACAATTAAAGCTGTCGTCTTGGCTGAAGATGCTTATGGCTTAGATGGAGTTTTATCAATTTTCACTGACACCAGACATAAAGAAATAACAATGATTCCATTTGGCGCTCATCCTTCCACAGAATATGGTGATCTGAAAGATGGTTCTTACAACTACACAGGCCTTAATAGTACCTACAAGGGCAACGAGTTACCTATGTACATTGAAGATGTTGTTGTTTCTAAACTATCTGACAAAGCACAAAAACTATCCATCGGGGATTTAAAAGTGGGATTTATCGACTTTGATGTTTCTCAGTATAGATTCCCAAGACAATAATTTCACATTTAGTAAAAAAAACTGTAAACAATATAAAATATTATGGCTAGAAATCGAGTAATTTATCAATCCGAAGCGTTGTATGTGTCCGAAGAAGCTAATTCAACAGCTGTGGGGAATCACAAACAACTTCAAAGAGTTCAGTCCGCAAACTACTCTTTTAACATTTCGCGTCAAGACATTAATCAATTCAGCTCTCTAGCTAGAATTGACTCTATCGCTCTTGAGGCTCCAACAGTGGCTTTTGACACCTCTTACTACTTGGGAGACGGTTTCAACGAAGAAGTTCTTGGTTTTGCTAATTCCAGCTTTAACGTTGGTTTTGCATCTGGCCACATGACTCCAACTTCTGGTAAGAATCTTTTCATTGTTACCGCTGATGAAGGTATTGACGCTATCAGCCAAACAACAGAAGCTGGAACCATGCCTGTCATTGGCCTTGGTAATGCTTACCTTACAGATTATACGGTTGACGCTTCTGTTGGAGCTATCCCAACCGTTTCTGTTTCATTTGAAGCTGCAAACATAAATGCTGTAACTGATGCAAGCGGAAGCTCTGCTGGTTATAGTGGTATTGAACTTCCATCAATCGCACAAGCAGATGGTACAAAAGTTGTAGGCGATTGCGCGCTTCCTGCTGCAACAACTGGAGTAGGCAGTGTTACAGCACTTCGCCCAGGCGATGTTACCGTTTCTTTTGGCACTGCTGGTAATGATTCCATAGTTAATATTGCTGATTCATCTGAAGGCGCGCACGTTCAAAGTGCTTCTCTTTCTTTATCTATGAGCAGAAGCCCACTTGAAAGACTTGGCTCCCGCTTCCCATTTGCTAGAACAGTTGACTTCCCAGTTAATGCTTCGCTTAGTGTTTCTGCTATTGTCAACGAAATTACTGCTGAAAATCTTGCAGATACAATTGATTCTACTAATGGTGTCGACATTACTTTGACTTTCAAAGATGCTGGAGAAAGCAACGAGGTTTGCAAGTATCAACTCAAAAACGCAAGACTTGAATCTGAGTCTTTCAGTTCTTCTATTGGATCAAATAAGACTGTTGACTTGACATTCTCTACTCAAATCGGTGGCCCAAGCGATAGTGACAACAATATCTTCTTCTCTGGAACTAACTCCTAAAAGATATAAATAATTTAATACTAGCCGCCTTCGGGCGGTTTTTTTTTGCTCATAAAAAAGCGCAACCCCCGTTATGCAGTGATCGCGCTATCAGAGATAAACTCTGGGTTTAAATTACCTTGGATCGATTATTCCAGTAGGCTGTTGGAGAGATTCTATACCACCAACCTGTCTTGGGCTTGCTTGATAACTGTTGTAGCTATACACAAGGTATTGTAGCCTTTTATATGCGTCATTAGCGAGCCCTTTATATACTTTGGATACTTCGTTCCTATTTACAAAAGAAATCGTTTGTTCGCCATCTCTGACGCTTGTAATGTTGTTTGTGTTGTCAGTAATACCTCGCAAAGTATTTCTAGCTTGTTTTTTATAATGATGATGCAAAAACATTTCTTGATAAATATTCTGCTCTTCTAAATTTAAACCAGAAATATTTCCATTTGTTCCAGAAAAACTGCTATAAAGTAAATTATTTAATTCACCTACATTGTTTTCTAGCCAGCCAGATATAGACACAACAGTAATACCCGTTGAATCAAATTCATTTTCAAAAATGGATGTGGCGAGTGTTCCAATGTTGCTCATTTAATTATTTTTTTAAAATATCTGCAATCATGTCTAGCCTATCTCCATTTACTTTTATGCCAAGTTCGGCACACAAAGATCTAAGCTTAGGAGAACTAAGGCCATTCAAATACTCTTTAGAGTATTTTGATTCTTTTTTTACAAGTTTTTCCTCCATGCCGTTTACTACAATTAAATCATCTAAGGTTTTCATGTAGTATATTACACTAAAAATCAACCACGCTTTAAATAAGCTTGCTTTAATGCTGAAATTAGCCTAATCCTATCAAAGCTCGGAGTGAAGCCTAGCTTCATAGCCATTTCCTGAAGCTCGGAAAGGGTTTTGCTTTTTAGCTTTTTTTCAAAATCTTCCAAAGAATCAGAAGCTAAAGCTTTTACTTTTTCCTCCGTTCTTCCTCCAGTTGAACCCCAGTTTGTTCCTCTCCATTCATGAAATGCTTTTGTTAAAGATTGGTCTTGCAATTCTGCGTCAGCGTAAATCCTAGTTGCAGTTTTTTCTGCAAGTTTTGTTTTTTCTGAAGGAGTCATGTTTGAAAGCTTTCTTTTAAAAACTTTTGTATTATTCGTTCCAAAAGGAGAAATTTTGTCAACACCCCTTATCTTTTCTTTAGCTTCTATTTCGTCAATCTCGTCTCTGACTTTACCATCTGTGTATTGAAGGTTTTCTAGTTTGTCGCCTTTTTGCATTTCTCTATTATTGACTTCATCGCTTTCTATCGCTGCTTCAATATACTCTTCTTTTAAGTCATAAATACTTTTTTCTTCTTGCATAAACTATAATAAAACTAAAATATAAAAATTCAAAAAAAAGGGCCGCCCCTAAGGGCGACCCAAGAATTAGTAGTTTAAGATTTTAAGCAGTCTTAATAACTGTGCCAAGTAAAGCGCGTTCGTCGAGGACAATACGGCCTTCTTCGAGAGAACCGAAGTAACCGATCTTGTTTTGACGGATGCTGTACTGATCATCAGCGATAAGATTGAACTCGCCACCGTTTTCAGTGTCAATGGCTACTGGACGAATCAAAGATTCGCGTGAGCGGTCAATGCCAAGAACAAGTTCATCATCAGCTTGGAAAACTTCGTCACCTGCAGCCCCACCAGCAGCAGCAGGATTTACTGAGTTGAATCCTCTGAAGACTTCATTGAATGTTTGCGAACTATCTCCAAGTGGGGTGCCACCCATTTCATTAAGCTCAATAACATTAATGCCATAGAACTCAGGAGCGCCAGCAGCATTGTAAGCTTCTTCAGCAATAACGTCAGGAGTGCGAACCGAATCAGTACCAGCGCCAGCAGGAGCTACCTTGGTATTGATTGGGTTGTAAGCGATAGCACGAAGCTCTTCTACGACCTCTGGCGAACAGATGATGTCTGTAATACCACGGCCTTGACGAGCGTCAGGAGTGCCACCAACAAAAGAAGTTACAAGTCTCTTAGAGCGAGTAATCATGCGATTAAGATCAGCCAGAACAAAACGCTGGAGGCCAGCAGCTTCTTCAACTTGAATTCTGTTAGTGCTTTGAGAATCAGCAAGAGCCTTTAGAATAACATTAGCAGAGATTGTGTTTTGCTTAAGAAGAATTTCTTGTGCAACACGAGTCATTGTCTTAGCGACAACGTCCATGCGGCTCTTAGCAGCATAACGACGATCAAAGCTCACAGCGGAATCAAGGCTGTATGTAGCAATCTTAAGTTCCGAAGATGTTGGAAGAACTTCCGAAGTAGGAAGACCACCAGCACGGCTTTGGCTGTAAACTTGAACGTAATCTTCATCAGAAACGTCGAAGTAAAGATCCAAAGGAATGGAAGGATTGTCATCAGCGTTGTACTGAAGAGTTGTAAAGAGGTTAGACAATGCAGGAGCATTGTTGATAACTTCTGCGAGAACTGGTCCGATAAACTCAGCAAGAGCTGTTTGTGCTTCGTAAGCAACGTCACGGTTGCGAGAAGCCATAGCTTTTACAAGTTCAACTTGTTCTGGAGTATTTTTTAAAGTAATTTTCATAGTAATAAATTCCTTTCGTGTTATCCGATTTTGACTACGGCATATTCGCCAGCAAATTGGTCAGTAATTCCACCTTGAGAGGCGCGTGAGCCAGTTCCGATAACAGTACCGAATGCAGTTGAATCTGTAGGAGCTACGCCAGTAATTTTACCTGCATTGCTGTTAGATATCTTAATGCCAGAACCGATGCCAATCTGATTGTCAGCAAATGCGCCATCCATAGCGTTTGCAGAAAGAGTAAAGATACCCTTAGTTGCTACAGGAACACTTTGGCCAGGAAGAACAGCTTGAAGCTCTTCTTTCTTGGTTGCGTTGTAAAGAAGCTTTTCGCCGTTTTCATCATTTTGAGCGGTCTGATTAAGAGTCAAGCCAAGAGGAAGAGTGCCAGAAGTGGCCGCTGTAACTTCAAGCTGGTTAGTTGGATACATGTCTCCGCCAACGAATGGATAGCTTGTTTTTCCAAGATAAGTATTAGTTCCATAAGAAATAATATCTTGATTAAAGTTTCCATCAGCGACTTTGACAAAAACGCCATTTGATCCTGCGCCATCACCTGTGGTGCTAGCAAGGACTTCGGCATTTGTAAGAGCATAGAGGTTTACAACGTCTTGCTCATCATATTGTCTGAATGGTAATAGTCTGAGTGCCATAATATTTTAAGTTAAATTTTGTTTAGTTTATTTTATCCTAGGATATTTTCGCGGCTAAAGGCGGCTGCGAACTTGTCCTTGAAAGTTTTTGATGAAGCTTGTACTTCATTATTGTTAGGAATCTCTTCGTTGGTTTGTTCTGCATTTGCAAGAGCTTCTTCAACATCTACATCTTCTTCGGATTCGTCAGAAGCATCAGAAGCTTCAGAAGTAAGACGTTTTTCAATTTCTGCTTCAACACGAGCTTTGATTTCGTCTTCGATCTTGGCTTTAGTTTCTTTGTTCTTAGAAGCCCAGAATACAGAAAGCTCATCTTTGAAAGCGGCAAAAGCTTCTTCTGTTGCGTCAAGACCTTTGATCTTTTCAGCAATGAAAGAACTGTCGCTTTCTTCTAGATCGTAGATTGAATCAATCTCTTCCATGCGAGAATTAAAACGTGCAACTGCTTCTTCAGCAGTTTTTGTAGCTTCAAATTCAGCAATGCGTTCTTGAGCAGCCTTAAGTTCTTCCTTAATAGATTCTACAGAAGCTTGAAGCTCTTCTCTCGCAGATGCGATTTCAGCCTTCTCTTTTTCCGCAGCTTCTAGAGAAGCTTTATACTCATCGTCTTTTGATTTAATGGCATCGGCAAAAGTCGATGTCATGCCAGCGACCGCTTCTTCAGAAAATTTTTTTTCTGCAAGAGAGTCCTTTAGTTCTGATAGTAGAGTTTCGAGTTCCATAATTTTAGTATTGTTTACAGCATTTTTTAAATTTTGTGAAATTTTTGAATTAATTTTTTTTAATTCTGTGGTTTGACTTGAGTTTAAACTTTTAACAGGAGCTTCTTTTTTTTCTTCTGATTTGAATTCGTCGCTAATAACTCCTTTAACATTAGCGGCTGGTTTCATCGTAAAACCAATGCCCAAAGGATAAACATCCCCAACTATCAAACGATAAATTGGAGTACCATCATCTGTAACGCCCTTACCTCCAAAGGCTTTTAGCATACCCTTCATTTCCATGATTTGTTTTGGGTCAGATACAATTTCTGCATCTTTTAAAGATTTACTTCCAACTGCGATTTTATATTCACTGAATCCAACTTCCCAGCTGGCAGATACGGTGTTGTGTGTTTTGCTTTTTTGGTCAGTGCTTTTTCTTAATGTATCGAAAAACTCTTTATCCACCGTTTTATAAATAACTGCGCCCAGCGCAATATTAAAAGGATTTTTTTCGTTTTCATCTACATTAACCAATACAGAGCTATCGTTATAGTCGCTGAATGCAGCGCTGACAATATGTCCTACTATTTTCTTTTTATCGTGCTCAATATTCGTCGGCTTATGAACAAATTGTTGCACAGAATCTATTGCGGTTTTGGTACTCATACCATCTCCGTTTTTATTAAATTCATTGACTACCGCAGCATTAAATGCTACACCCATTAAATCAATGTTCTTATCCAAGTCGACTGAACTTGGAATTAAACTTCTTAGGTTTTCTATGTTGGCTTTTGAAATATCTAAACCTGCAATTTGTTGGCAAGCTTTGATTTCAAAATCAAAAGTCGTTGTGTATTTATGAGAAGACATTTTATAGCATATCTCTGATGCGTTTCGCTTGACTTGCGTGAGCCTTTACTCCACTATCTAATTCTTCAGCTATTTTATTTAGTTTTTTTTTAGTGTCTGCTGGCAATTCTTCCGCAGCTTTAGAAACTTTTGTTTGTTTTGGTTTTTCTACAACTTTCATATCGTCTTGCACAGCAACCTCTTTTTTCTTTTGATCATCTTTTGAAAGAAGTTTAGCTTCTGCTTCTTCTTCCTCCTCTTTTGAAAGTTTTCCGTCTTCTTTCATTTTTTTAAGAATAGCTTTTTGTAAAGCTGGAGGTAATTTTTTTTGTTTTTCTGTTAATCCGCCTTTGCCAACTTCATTTATCATTGCGCGCATTTTATCATATTGCATACCGCAAGCAGCCATGGTTCCTTCTTTATCCATTTTGCTTGTATCAACAAGAGCCTTGTCATCCATGGCACATACGCTCATAAAAGACTTATAAGTTGCTTCTTCTGATTCTTTGTATTTTTTAGCGATTGAGATTTCAATATTGCCGTTTGAACGATCAATATTCGCTACTAATGGATTTTTAATTTCTTTCATTTGAGTGATATAAAATTGCTGATGGATATAATTCTAATTTGTGAGATTCAGAAACATTAAGAACACCATCTAATGTTCCTAATTTTTCTATTACGTTAAAATCATTTACACAAGAAATGATCTGATCGGACCAATTTTCTTTTTCGGTAGAGCAAACTACAGATTCACATAATTTATCTACCATTTTTTCTTGATCTTTGGAGAACCCTTTTTTGTCAACTTTAAGCTTATCTCCAAGCTTAGCAAAAGCTGTGTTTCTTAAATTTTCTATATCATAAATGGTCTCTTGTATATTTGCTCTAGAAAATTGATCTTCAGAACCCTCTGGTCTTCCAGGCATACCTTTCGTTGGTTGATTTTTTGGCTTGTTCATTTGATCTTCATCAATCATTGGAGCTCCACCTACAATTGGATTAAAGAACCCCTTTTCTCTTTGATCTACAAACTTTTCTTGAGCATCTTCTAGTTCTTCTGCTTTTGGAAATCTTCCAGTGTGGAAAAGAGTCATTCCTTGTTCTGCGGTAAGAACTCCAAGCTCCATAAGCCTTGTAGCTACGCGCATAAGTTGAACTTCGTCACGTAGATCTATATCTTTAAACTTTACAGTTGGGTATGATCTAAATCCTAAATCTTTAGCTATGCGTCTAATTTCTGGCTGTAAAAAGTCTTGAATAAAAGCCTCACGAGCTTCCTTCAATCTGTCTAAAAATACACGAGCCTTTATTTGAGCGCCATTATATTTATCATCGTTGAGTATGATATTTTGAAGACCTTCTTTAATATCTTTGTTTATTACTTCGTATTTACCTGGGCCGACAACCTTGTTGATATCAGGGATAATGAAATCAGCTTTTGTTGTGTAATCAGAAACCAAAACCCTTCCCACAGATTCATTCTGGAAAAGTTTTTGCATAGCCTTTACATTGTTTGAATTGATGCCTCCCTTTTCTGGCTCTGCCCCCATTGTAATCATAAGAATAACATTCTCAACGGTTCTCATGATAGCTTGATCCATCTTTTTCATTTCAAGCTTAGCGTTAATGTCTTCAAGAACAGGATAACCAAAAGGTATAGCGAATGGCTCGTAATCTTGCTTCTTATAGAAGCTATAAGCTAATCTTTCGTTTTCTAAATTTATTTTAAGGCCATCCTTGAAATACGCCCCATCTTTAATTAGTTTTTGATCTTTTGGATCAAGAGCTTCAAACACAGCTTTATCATACTCATTTTTTGGATTGGCAAGTCTTTCCATATCAAACTCGGAAAGAATTTTTGCGTAAGCCCCATCTTTTGTATTGAATACGGTGCTGCGCTTTGCAACAATCTCAAAAGGATTAAGAACAATATATTTAAGTGGAAATTTGTTTTCTCTTGGAGCGTTTTCTACAACTTTAGAAAACTTCTTGAAGTCATTAAGGTCAAACTTGCCATCAAGTCTGTAAAGAAATATATTACCGCTTCTATAATATTCACGAAAATACTGATCTTTCAAATCCCACAACTTAATTCGGTCAAAAAGT